AACATCTGCACTGCTTGCCGTATTGCTTTTTACTTTTAGTGCGTCACCAGACTGCATTACAACCTTTGCTCCACCGTCTAATATTTGTAGTGCTGATCCCGCAGGTATGGGTGCATCCTTAATTAGATGAATATCGTTAGAACTATCGTTTATGTATACCTCTACTGTAATCTGCGAGGAGGTTACGTTTGCTACCATAATCCCAACTATAGCGTCATCTGAGTTTGCTGTTCGTAAAGTCACGGCACTTGTGCCTACACCGTTGGCTGTATTTCGTTCAAAATCTTGTGCCATCTATCCTCCTTTACAATGCTATCGCCATCGCTGTAGCAAAGCCTTTACTCGCTGAGTCTGCCGATGCGTATGTTTTAACATCAGAAGCAGGGACAGATTTCATCGTTCCACCATCATTAACAATTATACCGTCACTGTCAGCTATAGTTATAGAACTACCTACAGACGTTCCACCATCCAGTAAGTTTAATTCTGCTGCTGTAGCATCAACTGCAGCAAGTTTAGTAAAATCAGCTTGTACTAATCCTGATACACCATCAAGTAGGTTTAACTCCTCTGGTGTTGATGTAATCTGTGTCGTACTAGCTGCTGCAAGAACAGGTAAAGTTCCTGATTGATTTGGCAGACTTATTGTTCTATCGGCTGTGGGATCAACCGTTGTTAGTGTTGTTTCATGTGCGTCGGGGGTAGATCCTTCAAAAACTAACGTGTTCTGAACATTTATGGTTGTGCTGTCCACTGTTGTGGTTGTGCCACTTACTGTAAGATTACCCGTGACCGTAAGATTATCGTTTACTGTTGTCTCTGATGTCGTATGTCCTATGGATATAGCGGTTCCTGATATACCTGTGCCTATCGCTACAGACTCACCACCATCTCCCGTATCTACAACGAGATAGTTATCTGACCCTTGTTTTATTGTAAACGCTGTAGCTGAGTTGTCGGACACCGCTACATTTATATCCGTCCCGTCTGCACTGATAGAGTCTACAGCTATATCGCCAACGTTTGTGATATTGTTGTCACCAAAACTTACGTTGTCGCCAAAGGTTTTGTTTGTCAGTGTAGCCGTAGATGCTGTTGATACTAATCGAGCATCACCACCTGTGCTAGGTAAAGTAAGTGTGTTGGACGCACTCTCAGAGTGTGGAGCCGCTATAACAATCTGTCCATGTGAGTTAGCCTCACAATTAAACTGTATAGCACCTTGATTAGTGTTACCTTTTACAACAACTTTCCCTGTTCCGTTTGGTGCTAATTCTAAGTCTCTGTTTGATGTCGTTACAATATCGTGGGTCTGAACGTCCAATGCTCCCCCCAACTGAGGACTTGTGTCGTTTACTACGTCAACTCCTGTAAGACTTGCGCCACTACCACTAAAAGCTGTAGCTGTTACTGTGCCTCCGATGGATACATTGTTGCTACCATCTTCCACTACCATCTTACTAGCAGGTATGGTTATAAACACTTCTTTCGTACCTGCCCCAAAATCTACTAGATTGTTACTATTAGAGCTTGCTATAACTGATCGTGCTAATGTTGTGCCAGAAGCTGTAAATGTGCCTAACCCTACTTCAAAAGCATTATTAGTGTTATCTACAATAGCGTAGTACGTAGTGTCAGAATTAGATAAATTCGCGGTGAAAGTTTCAAAGTTAGTAACTGCCCCTGCGAGCGTTATAGTCCCTGTGCCTGTTGTGGTTGTAGTTTCTTTTACTCTATCTGCAATTACAAATGCCATTATGCTATCCTTATCAGTGCATTGCTCGCATCGTTAGTTGGAAAGTTTATTTGGAACGTGCCACTTGATGCTGATTTATCTGCCCCAAAATCTAACACACATACAGCTTTATTAGAGTCACTTGAGTTGTAAATCAACGCTCCTCTTGCGGTCAAAGTAACACTAGAAAACGTTAAAGTGCTAAATTGTGTTGTAGCTGTTGATGTGGATTTCAACGATGGATCAACTCGTGTTAACGTGCCACCACCCTGACTGTAATCCCCTGTGGCAGATATTTCATTTGACGCTGACGTGCTGTACGTTGTGACTGTAGCGTCCATAGTGCTACTACTCCCTCCTAGATTATCGTTACCCGCCTGGGAGTTTGTATACATGGCAAACTTAAAAGTATCCCCTCCACTATTTTTGAAGTTGTGTACCCCTTCTAGTAACTCTTGCTTGAATGAATTACATAATGCGTTGCCTGAAAAAGCCATTATATTCTCCTTATGTGTTCTGCGAGTTTATCGTACCCTGCGTCTTTTATTGCATTATATATTGTTACTCTATCATGTTTTATAGCTTGTTTCATATACTCTAATATAACACGCTCTAAATGACCACGAAATGCTTGCGCTTGATCTTTTATGGCAGGTGGTGCTGTATCACTTACAGCTATTATCTTATCTAAACATAACGCTGTCACTTCTTCAGGAGTCAAACCTCTATTGTCCGTGGTTATAACATCCACACTAAAGTTTTCTCCCATTTTTATTGCGTTTGTTAACATTAACTAACCTCTACCTTATACGTTCCAGATCTGTAGTTATCTGTAACATTTCTACCCTCATATGCGTTTTTAAGCAATGTAATTGATTGTAAGTATAGTTTCTCGTAATTTTGTATAACATCTGGCTCTTGTTTTTGAAACCGTACAGCTTCTATTAACGCTCCATTTAACAAGGCTGAATCAAAGTCATCCCCCAAAAAAGTGTTAGTAGCTGTAACAATAGATGTTGGATAGTGACCATAGTAAAGTTCTACATTATATGCAGCATCGGGTGTGGGTCCTAATATGAAAAACCCATCTGACCACTGTGAATAATGCTTTGGTGTGCCTGTTGTAGTGGGGTTTGGGTATGCCTCACGCATAAAGTTAACGTCTTTATATAATAGAAAAGAATATACGTTACCTGCCGTAGTGTATATAGCCATGCTGTATGCGTATAAAAAGTCCCCAGGTAAGGCTAAATATCTATTGCTGGATGTAGTTGTGGCAGACACATTCTTGCGTAACGCAGGTATCTGAACAGTGTTGTATATCTTCTGTTCTGCTTGTTGTATAAACATATTTACCTGTGCGTCTGTAAACGTCGTTTCACATATGTCCGCTATGTTTGTTTTTAATTCTGTATAATTCATGTTGTCACCGTTACTGATCCTACACCACTAATCATTTTTAAACTACTACTCTTACTTAGTCCATAGTTGTTCTGCCCATCACCCACAGGATTCCAACCCCACGCATAGTTTCTGCTTTGTTCGTACCCTGCGAAATCAGGACGCGGATCACGTATAGCCTGGGGGTCACGCACAGGATATAACCCTTGTTTGTTTTGTGGATGGTCGGGACTAAAGCATTGTGGGCATGCTTTGATGTTTGTATCTCTACCTCTGGTAATTATGTTTCGTAACTCACGTAGTTTAAAACGAAACCCGCAAATGTCACATTCAGCTATTGCCTTTTTGCTGGATGCAAATGCCACTAGATCCTCCCTACTCGTGGTACAAAACGCTCAGATACTTTCTCTCTGTCTTCACCAGCAGCGAGATTATACTGTTCGTCGTAGTCCGCTTTTAACATCTGTACCCTGCCCGATAGTTCAGGTGTTTTCATAGCTATATTATATGCCAACCCTGCCACTAGACAAGGTAAGAATCTGAAGTTCATGTCCGCTGTTTCTATGCCATTTCCTGCATCTTCTATACGTCGTAGTCGCCAGTATACAAAGCTGTAGGACTTGTCAGGTACGGGCCATAGGTTTATTCGTGGTGCATCACGCAGTCTTTCAACCCATACTTGAATGGGTCTACCGCGTATTAACTTGTTAGGGATAGACGCGAAGGTAGTCACACCAATACGACTTATGGTAAGATCAGATTGTGTAGATCCTCCGTCACCATACTGACCCCCAGAACCACTGTCACCCGTTCGTATGACTTGATCTAGTAAGTCTATAGTATCTGCATTAAGTGTGTATTGTGCTGTGCCTGCGGTTACGGCTTGTGTCACGCTGTCTATTGTCCAAAGGTTTAACCCTCTGTTTTGCCATTCTATGGTCAATAAGTTCATGGATCTACGGGCAGTTCTTAGGTCATACCCAGAACGCATTTCACGACCTGCACGTTCCCACGCTTCTTCAGCGATCTCCGTGAAGTCCATATTGAATGCTGTAGTACCCGATGTAGCCATAATTAACCCTCGTCAGCAAAATAAGCGTCTACTTCTTTTAACAATTCACCTTTTGATTTACGTCTGTCTAACTCTACACCATGCTCACGCATCATGGCTTCTAGTTCTAACTTTGTCATAGACTTGTAGTCAGGAGAGTCGTCAGATACTGTTTCTTTTACAGGCTCCACAGTCGTTCCTCCCATAGACTTTAATCTTGCTTCAGCTTCTTCTTTTGTCATCGGGTCAAACACAACAATGGTGTGTGTCCCGTCGCTATTCTTTTCTGCTATTTGGTACACAGGTTCTCCTGTTGCAAACGTACCATTCTGTATAAGCTCCATGTTACCTCCTATATATACTGCGTTTGTTTACGCCTACCCTCCATAATAGCACCGCAACCTCGTGCGATACCACGCCTTCTTCGGGCAAGACCTCCACCGTTAAGTTTTACTGTAGCAGGTTTAGTATTTTTTACTACAGTTTTCCCTTTTGCGCCTTCTCGCTTCTTTTTCTTGGCTGTAGTGGCTCGTTGGCTCTGGGACAGACTCCTAGCCTTTGCGGCAGGTAAGCATCTGTCAGGATTCTTTTTATCCTTAGATGTACCGCAAGGACCTTTGATCTTTCCGTCTGTCCCTATACGAACCCACTTCTGATCTAACCACTTCTTAAGTTCACCCATTACTTCTTCTTTTTCTTTTTACCTTTTGCACCCTTTGCATAGTTAGGGTCTTTACAGTATTTAGAAGCCGCAAGGTTGGCATACGCTGAAGGGTATGTATCGAAGGTACGTTTTGCCCACGCCTTACCAGCAGGACAAATCTTACCCCCTTTTTTGTAATACCTACGTAACGCCATGATTTACACCATTTTCGCTGGTCTTACACCTTTTCGTGCTATACCTGCGCCTCTTACCTTGGCTTTCTTCTTACCGCCTTTAGCACCGCCTTTGACCATCTTGCCTTTAGCCATCATCTTCTTGACCATTTTACCGCCAGCCATTTTCTTGATAGCTCCGCCTTTAGCTTTGCCCCCTCGCAACATCGCGAAATCGTCTCCAGTTATCTTTCCATCTTTGTTCTTGTCTAGCTTTGTTTGCCCTCCAACAAGCTTACCTGAAGACATCATTTTCTTTGATACCATTTTACCAGCAGCGTAACCTTTCTTGGTTTTACCGCCCGCCATCATCTTTTTAACCATTTTACCACCAGCCATCATCTTCTTTTTGACTGTTTTACCCTCTGCTTTCTTTACAGCAAACTCAGGAACCATCTTTCCTGTCTTTGGGTCTTTCACCATCTTCATCTTATTATTCTTCTTCGTCATCTTCTTGCTCCTTGTATAGGTTATTAAAAACACGCTGGGTGTCCCAAACGTATTCGTGGTTCTGTTTAGAATGAAAAGTATGTTGATTCGGTCTGAAGTCTGGTGCGCCTTGACCAGTCTCAAACCACGCAGGGTGTGTGACACGAACCCGATTGTTAGGCAACGCTACTATGTTGCCTGTATACTCTCCTGCATCTAACAGTTCAAGAACATGACTCTGTTTGTGTTGGGCAGGATCGTCCGCTACTTCACTGTTCGTATAGTCCACAGTAAAATAGTATTTCGCAGGATAGAACTCTCCGTCTACCTTGGCTATCCAAGGAGCAGGTGTGGCTCTATTCAATACGTAAACTGAGTGATCGTGAGACATACAATC